TCATGTCTCTATATGTTTTCGTTGTCAATGATTTATGTGAACATACCGTCAATGAGGTTGATGGCTTCCTCCTTCTTCTTGTCCACGATTTTAGCATAGATTTCCGTGGTCTGAATGTTGGAATGTCCCATCAGCTTGCTTGTGGTAAAAAGGTCTGCACCGAGTGTGAGCATCATCGTTCCGAACGTGTGCCGTGAGCAATGGAATGAGATATGCTTCTCAATCCCTGCCGCTTCCGCCCATTTGTGGAGAGCCCTGCCTATAACGGTCTGTGTGGTCGGAATGTCAAAGAAAGGAATATCATTTCCTCTTGGTTTCGGCAACCAACGCTTAGCCTCTTCCGAAAGAGGTATTATAACAGGCTTCTCCGTCTTTTGCATTTCCATGTCTATGTATTCGCCCTTTCCGTCAGCGGTCTTGAAGATGTGCATCGGCGCAAGACGGTACATGTCGCTTAATCGCAATCCTGTAAAACAAGCGAAGATGAAAGCCTCCTTGACCTCTGGGCGGTAACTATCCGTAGCTATGAGGGTGCGAAGTTCCTCTATAGTAAGGTATTCTTTCTTGCCTTCCTTGGGTTGGATGCGCTCACGTGCATCAAGTTCCTTCATCGGATTGTTTCGGATAATGCCTTGGCGCACAGCGTTATTGAGAGCAGTGGAGAACATTCCGAGGTATCGGCTTGCCGTATTCTCACTGATAGGTCTTGGCTCGCCATACTTGATATGGGAATTTGGGAAGTTACGCAAGAATTTTACATAAGCACGGCAGAACTCCGCATTGACCTCTTCAAGAGAAATGAAGCCTTTGTTAGTCTCGTCAAGATACTTCTCTACGGTGTGCAGCATTTCCACACGGCAATGGAGCGTTGACTTCTTGATACCGACACCACCTTCACAATACTTCTTTATCCATGTGGTAAGAAGCATCGAGCCTTGTTTTACTGTCTCCCAGTCCTGTATGCCGTGACCATGCAGGGCTTTGATGCGCTCTGCCTTGATGCGTTCTGCAACCGCCATAGTCTGCTTATTCTGTTCCTTGCAGACAGGGTTGATTTCGGGGACGAGGTAGAGTTTGAGGTATTCATACTTTCTCACTCCCTTATAGTAGATGTCAAGATAGATGCTCTTGTTGCCATCTGCGAGCGACTTCAACCGAATTTTAATCGGCTCTTTCAGCTTTACTTGTTTCTTTGGTCTTGCCATAATGTATGAAGTGTTATTTTGTTTTTGTATTCTGCTACATTGGAGGGTCTTTCTCCCTCTTGTTGAAAGTTCATGTCAGATATGGTTTCCTATGCTGACATTTGCTTTTCTTTCTCTTCCCTTACTTCGGAAAACTGATGTAAAGATAAGAAAACAAACCGAGAAATGAGAAACAAAACGGAAACAAGAAACAGTCTTTTATGTCTTTTTAAGAGTGAGTTTAGCAAACATAGGAAAATTCAAATTATCGCTTAAAGCATTGATAATTAGCGCATTTACTTTCATTTGCTTTCTTGTCTTTTCAAACGCATTTTGTAGGACTAAGATATTCTTGACATCCTGCTCCTCATTGTTCATGGCGATGTAAACGCTGATGGCACCCACTACGGCGACAACACCTGCAATGGCATAGCAGAGTTTGACCACGATAGGTACGTACTTGGCAATTTCCTCTGTCACTGTTGTAAGCGCAGTGGTACCTGCCGTGTAGTCACCTGCCGAGTTCTGCGCCATGGCAACGCCACCGCCCACAAGGAGCATCAATGCCAATGTCTTCAAGCGTCCTGAAGAGAGAACGCTCTTGGCGGTCTTCTTCAGATAGTTCGTTGTTTTCTTAAACATTCTTTCTTGTTTTACTTGTTAATGATTCGTTTGGCAACACCTTATTATAATTATATAGAAAGGTATTGTCGCTTTCACATGATATACTCTTCTGCAGTTGAGTCTTAAATCTGGTAGCCAAAGAATGCCGGGAACAGGATGGATGCACCTATCATAAACAGACAGGCTCCTATCAGCGTCAGTATGGACTTGGTAACTCCATCTTCCCCTGTGTTCATCTTGATGTATATCTGCAAAGCGGATATAATCACCATCACAGCAGCGACGGCGTATGTCAGATACAGCACATACAGCATCATCGTCACCACATAGTCGTGCATCCCTGCCAGTGCGTCTGCTCCCCAGCTATAGTCCACATTACCGCATTTGGCTGATGCAGACAGGGGGAGCAGCGCAAAGACAAAGGAACTTACTACATTCTTTATGATATGGCTAAATTTCATCCTTGACTGGTATTGTTTTGATGTTTGGTTGTCCTGGCTTTGTCTCGCCTTGTCTCAATAGACTCTCCGTGAAGTCGTCCTGCCAAAGTCCGTCTATCCATATGGGAGAGGTGGACTCCATTTGTCCATCCATCTTTTCCTGCAACGACTCGGCTGCGTTCTTCGACTTCTGTTGGTTGACGTCATTTTCATCGTCTTCATCAACATCATCTTCTCTGCCAGAAGAATCCGTACCAGGAGAACAACCATTCGTTCCGTTACACTCTGTTCCCATGCCATAGTCCTCATCGTATGATGTGTCGTCTTGGAAAACTGTGTCGTATTGCTTGTCGGCAACACTAAAGCCACCATCGCTTTCGTTGACGGCTACTGCGGCTTCCTCTTCCGTTATGTTGCTGATGTCAAACACTTCCTCGTTGCTTTTGGCTTCTTCCTTCTTGCCATACAGGTCTCTCGTTATCATCACCGCATAGTAGATAGCGTATGCAATGGTAAGGCTGATGGCGAATATCAAAAATGAACTCATATAATACTTTGTTTTATTGATGATTTATACTCTATACAGTGGCAAAAGTGCCAGTTGCGAGTGCAAAGTAAAGAGTAAAATCCGACATAAAAGAATTTTGTAAAGTATGGCTATTAAAGTTTAAGATATATTCAAATTATAACTATATATCATACTCTCAATCATACTTTAATCAGCTTATTCTGTTAGTTTTCGCATGTTTGGCAAAAGGGCATAAAAAAAGCCCTCCGAATGGGAGAGCTTGATAAGGTATATCGTAATACCTTTATTTTTCCATGTATTGTTTCAGTTCCTGAGTGATATATGTCCAAACTTCTTGGAAGGTTAGTGGCTCCTTGAATTTGATTTTCTTCAAATAACTTTTCCACATAATATTTCGTTTGGCATCTGTCGCAAAAGAATCCTCGAAAAGGCTATAATCCGTAGAGATGGCGGTGCCTCTGTTCTCAAACGTGGCTGTGATGGCTTCTTGCAATGTGTTCAAGTCAATATTTCCTGCTTTGAGTATTCTGTACACATCAAAGAAATCTTTCATGCGGCTGTTCTCTGTCGCATGGTCTATCATTGCCTGATACTTTTCAGCCACCACGGTCTCTAAAGAGTAAGCTAAGATGTCAACTTCTGGCAATGTGTCCAGCAACACCGGATAAGAAAGATCAACAGGCGCAGGTGTTATTATGTCGCCAAAGCCTACATCCATGGAAATGACTTGGCTTGCCGTGTCAAGTCCTACCTTGACATGCACTCGCACACCATTATATTCTTTTTTGAGCGTGATTTCTTCTACACTAATGCTGTCCTTGTCAAAGACAACTCCGTCTTCCAGACATTCTATGTCGCATAAATTTCGGAATGTCTCCTTGATATTGTCCAACTCACGGCTAATCTGTTGACCAAGGAAGTCTATGTCCAATGTTGGTCTTGCTTTCAAATGCTCATGGGCATACAGTAATGCACCACCTTTCAATATAAAGCGCTCTTTGTATGGACTTACCGACAGACGGTATAACAGACGCTCCTGAAAGTATCGTGTCAATATCGATTGGTAGAAGACATTCTCTTCTTTCGATATATTAAGCAGTTTCGCTCTTACTGAGCGAGCATAATTCTTCGTTGTCATATTTCTTGTTTTATAGTTCCATTTGTAGATATGTTCCCAATGTTTTGGCAACTCTCAGTTGTGAGGCATATTTCATCAGTTTGCTGACATTGCGGTCTCTGCGTTTAAGATATTCCTTTATAATCTCCGTACAGACATCTATGCCAATTTTGTTTCTATACTTTACAGCATCACAGACACATTTCTCAACATCATATATCCTCACCTTGAACCCCTCAATCTCTGTATTCGTAATTCCAAGGTTAAAGGCGGTATCACTCCAATGGTATAGTGTGATTGGGGGATAATCTGGAAGGGTGATTTTTCGACCTCTTTTTATTGCAAGACAATATTCTTGTGGTACTTGTGTAGTCATCTGATAATGTGACCAAGCGGAATACAGACACAACACACCACCAGGAACAACCTTTTCCACATCAAGCATTTGACTTGCCAAATGATCATCGGTTGCATACACACCTCTTTTTATTCTGGTGAGTTCGCCATTCTTGGCAGCTTGCAATACTTTATAGTATGCAGCTCTTCCTGCCATATCTTTTGCAGAGATATAGCCTTCAGATTTTGGATTTGTCATACACTTTTCCATGATTTGCATCTTTAATTCTGTACAAAGTTACTACATATTTTCAAAAGTGTAGTATGTTTGTACGGAAATCTACGCAAAAATCACGCAAACGACAGTTTTCTACGGAGAATATTGACTTTCTCCGTAGAAAATTATCGCTTTATACATCCTCTTTATGCGGAATAATGGATTTTCTGCCGATAAGATAATCATTGACATCCTTGTATTCTGCATATCTTATGGATTCGTTGATTGCCTTGTTTTGATAACGCTCCATGATTGTATGGGCAGCCATCAGTCCTGCCTTGTCATTATCAAGATAACAATGGATAGCAGTGTAACACGCCAATCGTTCCACGCATTTCCCAAGGCTACTGATAGAGTTCAGTACAATATAATCACATGGCTCTTGTATGCAAATCACATTGTCTCCTCGCTTCTCCAAAGTCTTGTACGACAGAAAGTCCATAAACCCCTCGAAGATGCAGCATCTGTCCTGCACTCCAACTTGCTGTGAATGTATCAAGGATATGTCTTTCTCACCCAAACAACCTTTATAATATGGGTTACGCAGCTCATAACCATCCCTACTGTTCGGAAAGGCTATGCCAAAATACCGCTTGCCCTTGAACGTGTACCAAATCTCCTTGCAATAGCGTTTACCTATATCCGCATCCACATAGCGTGAACGCAGATACGACATAAGCACAGGGTAGGACAATTCTTGGATATGTACCTTGTCCATCTTGTCTGTCTCTACTTGTGTCGGTATGGGAGGTTTTGCCTTTGTGGACTTTGGATTGTTCATGTCCGCTGCTATATGCTGCAGTGCAGCACCCACATCATCCGTATTGTAGAGAAGTTGGGCAAGAGCAATGATGTTGCCACCCTTGCCAAGAGCAAAGTCATACCATTGGTTTCGGCTGAAGTTCACCTTGAACGATGGCTTTGTCTCCGCATGCAATGGCGACAGATAATAAGATGTGGACTTGCTGCATCGTTTGGGCTGATGTCCCAATGCGCTCAGATAGTCCGTGAGTTTGATTTCCTTTGCTTGTTGTATGTTCATCTTTCATTCATTTTTTGTTCATTCGTGCGCTTATTATATATACACCAGAGTGAATGAACGGTTTTGTGAAGTCATTTTGTCGTATGTCCATGTAGTTAAATATGATGCCACTTCACAAAATCCGTCCGTTCTACTATTATATATACACCGAGGTGAATGAAGTGGTTTTTGAAGTGATTTTCGCTTCATCCTCACTTCTTCACCTCCTGCCCTTCAAGCAGCGGAAGCGAAGGATAATCCTTCATTCTGCAATACTCGTTGTTGCCGCACTTCACCACCAGTTTGCTCTTCAATAGGAAGGTCAGCAGCTTTGACATCACTGTTCTACCTCTGGCAAAACCAATAGTTGTATAACCTTTCGTCAATGCGTTTATCACATTCTCATAGCCTGACACCACTTTCTTGCCGAAAGCCATTTCAAGTGCCTTGTCATGCTGCTCATCGGTAATGTCGGATATCGTCATCTTCGGCTGTTTGGCTGTGGTAGAGTCAACCACATAATCCTTGGCAATCTCTGGCAATCCCTCCTTATTTATTTGGAACGCAAAAGGGACAAAGTCCTTGTCTCGGATGTTGAGCGGTTTCACTTCACTCACATTCGCCATCGAATTGCTCTTGCTTATCACCAGTACCGTCTCTGCCTTGTTGCTGAGTTCCGTGCCTATGTGACCTCTTACATTGTCATCACCCTTATTCAGGTGCAAGACGCAATGGATGTGCAGGTCATAACGGCTTGACCACTGCATCAGTTTGTTGATGATATGGACAGACTCGCTCGGATTGTTGATGTCGAGCATTAAGTCCCTTATGCCGTCAATGATGACCAAGCCAAAACCCTTTTGTGTCTGCAAGGCATATTCTATCAACCGCAGCCTGAGGTTGGGGCTATATTCTCGCAGTCCAAAGAATACAAGGTTCTCGCTGTTCATGTTGTCGGGTAGTCCTGCAAGTCGCAGGATGCGCTGCATCACGCTGTGGCAGTGAAAACGGCTCTGCTCCGTATCAACGTAGAGTATCTTACGCTTGTCATCGGGTAGTTTTGCCGTATATTGCAGCACCTTTCCGTTAGCAAGGGAGGCAGCTACCAAAGCGGACACGTTGAACGTCTTTCGGCTCTTCGCCTTGCCTGTGGAGGCACTGAAGTTGCCAAGCGTGGCTATGGTAGAGTTGTCCACCCATATTATCTGTGGCGGTGTCTGGTAGGTCTCGTCCGCATGGATAAGCGATGCCTTCAGCAACTTTTCCAACAAATCAGCATTGTCCGCTGCGCCTTCAAAGAGGCTCATGTCGTTCATTTCTTCCATCGTCATCTGCTCTTCAAGGGTTTGTTCATCACATAGCGTATGGCATCCTGCTCATACACCTCCTTTGTCTTCACTGGATGCTTCTTGATCCATTCCACCAGTTCTTCCTTGCTGAAATAGATAGTCTTGCCATTTGGCTTGTAATGGGGAATGGCAAAGGTACGTGTCAGTTTGTAAAGCTGACTCTTTGAAGCGTCAAGGAATACGCTTGCCTCGTCAAGGGTGAGCACGTCTTTTCCTGCAAAGAGCCATTTCTCCAAGCACTTGATGCGGTTCAACACATCCTCCACTGGTCCAAGCAGCTTGAATGCTTCTTCCATCTGTTGAATGCGCTCGGCAAGTCTCATTGGTGTCATGTCTGCCAGTTCTTGTTCTGTCAACTCGTGTTTATCTACGTCTATCGTTGGCGGTAGGATAGCACCATCCTTTGGTGGATTGTTTGCCTGATTTGTTGTCTGTCCAATCATTGTCGTTATTTTATTTATCGTTATACATAACGAGGTCGCCCTCCATAACCAGGTTTCTGATTACGGAGGGCAAAGGTAAGGGCATTTCTGCCCAATCGGATGGAAGTGCGCTTGACTGTCAACCGACTATCAAGCCAACTGTCAAGGTTTTCATCTGTCAGATGGTGTCCTTGCTGTCATTTTTACCGCAATCTGCTATTTCTTGCACTTTCTTACGGATAGCCTCATAGATGCTGGCGTTGGTACCTTTAGCATCACTGGTTGCTGAGGACAGCTTGGTTGTCGTAAGTGGCTTGTCTGTTGATGAAGACAGAATGAGTTTATGCTTGGCAATGACCGATTGCCATTGCTTGCAAATCAAGTTCTTGCTGCAGAGCATGTCAAAGAAGAATGCCACACGTCTGTTGCTTCTCGCCTTTAGCTGCTTGCTGACTTGGCACGAGAAGAGTTTTCGCATATCCTCTTCCGACACATCGGCCGAGAACAAATGAACCTCATTGGCATGGCGCGCAATGAGGTTCAACTGAGTAGAATCAAAGTAACATTGAAAGTCCTGTTTCGGTTTGGGGTCTTGTGCTGTTTGTAATATTGACGGTGGTTTACCATGGAGATACTGACCGTTTGGAGGTGGCTCCGTGGTGTTGAACTTGTGATGAAGAGCCTTGTAGTCATGATACTCGAAATCCACTTTGGTAAAGAATATGACTACCAAATCCTCACGTTCTTCAAGAAACTCCTCCATGATGTAGAAGTTCTTCTTGTGTTCGTTCTTGCCTGCCGCATACTGGCAGTCTGTATAGGAATGGCTGTTGAGAAAGTCTTTTTTGTAGCGGTGATACAGTTTACCGCATCCTATTACTTCCGTCTGATAGCACTCATGGGCTTCCTTGAAGAACAGCCACAATTTGTTGGTACCACAAATGCCACCTACACCGTTAGCGAAGGTGCATTCATTGCATTGGGGTAAAAAGAGAGAACGAGGAGTCGTCTCGTCCTTGGTTGTTTGATGTATTATTATGTTCCATTTTTATTCTTCGAACGCACTGTCCAATAGAGAAACAGCCTCGTCCTTTTTCTTGTTGATGATTTTTGCGTAAATTTGTGTCGTGCGCACCTCCGTATGACCGAGAAGTTTGCTTGTAGTGTATAGGTCTGCACCCATGGTCAGCTCCATCGTTGCGAACGTGTGCCTTGAGACATGGTAGGTCACATGCTTGCTGATACCTGCCGCACGGCTCCATTCCGGAATGCAGTCGTAGTTCTTGCTTGGCAGTGTTGGAAACACATTGTCCTCGTCACTCGCAGATCCACGCTCAGGCATCCAACGAAGGGCTTGCTTGTTGAGAGGAAGATAGAGGGGCTGCTTGGTCTTGTACTGTAATATCTCAACTCGTGTCTTGTCACCCTCGGTGATGATGTTTTTCCACTTCAAACTCTTCACGTCACTGATACGGAGTCCGCAGAAGCATGAAAACAGGAACGCCGCCTTGATATCCTCACGCTTGCAAGGGGTGTCAATCAGTCTCTTCACCTCGTCAACGGTCAGATACTCTCGCTTGGTACCGCCACCTTTCAGAACATCCATGCGAAGACGCAATACGGGATTGTCGTCCATTATCTCTTCCTCAATAGCCATGTTGAAGGCTGCTTTGAGGCATTTGAGATAGTTCATCACCGTGGATTTTGATGGATGGGTGTGCTTGTAGGTGATATAGTCGTTCAACAAGAACACCATGAAACCATTGCAGTATTCCTTGGTCATCTCTGCGAGTGTCACGTTTGGCGAATGTTCTCTCACTGCATTCAGCACGCTGTTCACCCAGTTTCGGGCAGATTGTCTTCCTCGCTCCACTTGTGCGTCACGGAATATCTCCAACCAATCCACAAGTCGCATTTTGATTCTCGACTTGTCTTTGAGTCCTGCGATACCGTTGGTGATGCTCATGATGCGTTGTGCTTTGATGGCATACACCGCTTGCATCGTCTGCTTGTTCTGCTCCCTGGCAGCTGCGTCAACCTCTGGTATGAGATAAAGGCGCAGATAATCATAGGTACGGCGACCGTTGACATTGATGGATAGATAGATCGACTTGTTGCCGTTGGCAAGTTCCTTGAAGCGGATTCTCACAGGCTCCTTGATCTTGGAATTTCTCTTGCGTTCAGTCTCGGCAACGGCAATCTCTGTTTTCACTTTCTTGGTAGCAAGATACTCCTTGTATTTGTCCACGTTGGCATCGGGATCTTCTCCATGCGGCTTGTAGCCTCTTCTGCCGACACGCTTCTCAAAGGTTCCGTCCTTCAATGCCTTCATTCGCTCCTTGGCCTTTTTCTCAGCTTCTTTCCAAATTTCCTTGTGTTTCTCCTCGCTGTCATCCTTACGAAGATAAAGACCAACTGACTCATAGGCACGTTCACCCTTACCATAATATATATCAAGGAAGAGAGAACGGTCTCCGTTGCGCATCTTGCGACTACGGACTATCACTGAACTGGTGTATTCCTCAACTTTCTCCACTTGGTTCAGCTCGTCAGAAGGATCTGTGAAAGTCTCTCCATTGACAACCTCTCGCATCTTGCGTTCTTTCAGACGCTCTGCGGTTTCCATGACCAAGGCATTATTCTGCTTGTCAGCCTCGGTAATCTCTGGATTGATATAGAGCTTCAGAAACTCGTACTTGCGCTCTCCATTATAATATATGTCGAAGTAGAGCGACTTGCTGCCGTTGGCAAGGTTCTTGAAACGAAGAGTGACAGCTTCACGCTTGTTGGGTCTGCCTCTATGTTTTTTGATTGTTCCATCTATGGCTCTGTCCTCACCGTCATCGTCAATAAACTTCCATTGGTGTCCTTCTCTTCCAGAAACAGCTCCGACAACTTCTTTTGTCTCGCTTTCCTTTCCCTTGGCACCTTTGCCGTTTTTAGCACTGCCGACTTTTTCCTTCTTGCTTACTCGTGCAGTCTTCTTGCTTGAAGTTGTTGTAGAAGCAGGATGCTCCAAGGAAGCCTTCGCTGTTTCCAACTTTCCCGACAGGATTTCTTTCACTCGTTGGTTCTTGATAGCTTCTGCCTTCTGCAAGGTCTCGGCATTGACAGCCTTAGCCTTGTCATCGTCCTCAGGAAGCAGATAAAGCTTCAAGAACTCATACGACCTCTTTCCACTTTTGTAAGTGTCGAGATAAATCGACTTTGTGCCATTCGCCAAATCCTTGTAGCGTATGCGCACAGGTTCATTGTTACTTCTCATGTTACTTTGTTATTTATTCTACTTATTGTCATTTTGCGAGATTTGTTACTCACGGTGCAAAGATACGAAAAATAATTGGATTTGTTACCCAAAACAAGAACCAATTACGAACCATTAACTATGATAAATTATAAAATCAAATGGTAAAGTAACAAACAAATAACAAAATACACACTTTGTTAAATACCTGCTATATGCTGTATGTATTGGCATTTACTGTCATTTTCTTATCATTTTAAATGTTGTATGAGATTTGACGTTGTATTGGCGTTGCTCGTTTCGACAAATTGGGCGATGCCAGAGCCTCTACACGTGGAACGAGTGACAGAATAGGCTCCGCGCTTTTTCGTATGTATTCAAAAACATTAATCAGTCAAACAACACAGAGTGGAGCTGCTGTTCTAATGGAAATGGCATGAGATTAGAAAAGTGGTTTATATCAAACTTGGATGATTCTCAAAGAAAAATCATCGTTCAAAGCATTGACGAAAATATCATAGTACAAGGTGCGGCAGGTAGTGGGAAAACCAATCTTGCAATCCATCGTGCACTACAAGCAAAGAATAAAGGCAGTTATGCAATAGTTATTTTTACTGTCGCTCTGAAAAGAATGATAGCGTATGGAATGCAAGCTCTTGGTTTAGACAAAGAGCGCATTGCATATGAATGGGCTTGGACGCATCGTGGTTTTGACCTAACAGGAGATGTGTATTGGGAAAGGGACAATAGAAATACTCTCTATTTAGTAAACGACTTAAATATAAGAAAATTTGAACGCACAGAAAAAAGTCCGTCCACTTATGGAATAGACTTTGCGGATTGGGTGGATAGTAGGTTTTACTATGCCTTTGGTCGTCGGGTTAGTTGGTTTAAAGAAGTACCGTATTTATCTGGTTTCAGTGTGACAAACACAGACAAATTTGAACTAATACCGAGCGGAACAATGTACAAGCAATCAGAAGATAAGATAGATTATCTTATTGTAGATGAGGCGCAAGACTTTAATATATCAGACTATCGAGGTCAAATAATAACACATAAAGGTAAAAGCCTTTCTTTGTTTGGTGATTCCGTCCAGCAAATGAACTTCAAAGGAAGTTCAATAGAAGACATTGCTAATACGTTTGGTTACAAACGACTCTCTTTGGAGTATAATTATCGCTTGCCAAAGACCATTGCTAAAGTTGCTCAGCAAATTCAAGATGTCAAGGTGGACTTGTTGACAAACAATATGAAAGATGGTGGCAATAGCGACTATCCTAATTACCCCAAACCGATTATCACAAAATACTCATCCAGAGAGAAAGAATTGGAAGGCATATTAAATCGAATAAAAATGGAAGATTTAGACGATGTTGCAATTCTTGTTCCTGATGAGAGTGATGTGCGCGAGGTAAATGATTTTCTGAATCAAAGAGGAATAAATACACAAGTGCATTATCGAACTGGGAATGTCGTTCCATTTAGAACTGTCAACACATTGGATTTCTCAAACAATGACCTACCATGCATTCTGACATACTATGCAGCAAAAGGGTCTGAGTTTGATAATGTCTTTGTGCCTTTTGCTAATGAGTCGAACACCTGTAAAAGAAATGCTTTTTATGTAGCATGCACTCGTTCTTCACGCAATCTGTATATCTCCTACACTGGAAAGCGAACGTCCTTTTTGAAAGACGTTTCTAAGGGAAATGTAGTTGAATTTGAAAATAATTAGGCCTATGTTTTATTATATAAGTACAAACTCATGGAATTTACTGGAATCATTTGTTTCAGAAAGCATATCACCATTCTCTTTCTACCAAGTTAGAGGATATGGCAATAATTTGAGCCGTTATATAGATGGAACAAACGAGAGGGCTAATTATCTGATTTTGTCAACAAAGGAAGTTAAGGGAGATTATGTCTTGAGAGTCAATGATGAAATTCTAGACAAATCAAATATAGCTCCTGTCAAAAAAAGTAAAACTCTATTTACATACAATAAGACAATCTACTACAAAAAGGGAGCTATTGCTTTTCAGTTCTCTTCAAGAGATTTACTGGAATCTCTTGTTGCAGAATCGCAAATATTGTTTGAAGTAAAATGTATTGAAAAGTACAAGCCTGAATTTATCGTAAAGACGAGCAATGCGTTGCCTATATCCACAGGAAAAATAGCAAATGCCATATCTTTTCAACTTCAAGAATATGTTGCACAAGACTGTATTTATGACAGATTAAAGGGGATGATTGTTGCCTTTACTCGTGCAATGGCGTTTGCAAAAAATCCCCAAGAACAAAAACTAATGTGTATATTGCGTGATTTAAAAAATTCATTTGCTGGATTAAATACACAAGTTATGGTTTCTGAAATCGCTGTTTTAAATGAGAGTAAATATATTTCTCTAATCCAAACAGCTAAAGGGATATATAATGGTACTGTTAAGACAAGGACAAACTTGTTTGATATTCTTATACAACATTTCTCTGAAATTGTCAAATTGGCAAAGGCTCGTGCAGAAGAAATATCTCAGAATAAACAAGCAAATAGTACAGACAAAAGAGATTTCTTAATAACACAAAAGGATGCGCTAGAAAGCAAACTTTACAGCATGGAATGTCACGATGGTATTTCTGATTGGATAGAAGAACTTAATTCTATAAAAAAGAAAGAACGTGATAATGGTATCAAAATGGGAAAAACACGTGAATATTTCAAAAAGGGAACTCGGGAATATGAACGTAAAAAGTACCTCAAACGAGAAATCAAAAAATACGAAGATGAAAATTACGAATTCAAGTCTATAAAACAGCAGATTGCAGATATAAAACAACAGATAGCGAATATAGAATCTGGTTCATCTATGTACGATACGACTTTAGGAGCTTTGTTTGTCCGTGTCAGTGACATTATGAATGAACTTATCGCTAAAGCAAAAGCGTCTGGCGAGGCAAATGGGAACATTGATTACTCTTGTTTTTCGCTAAAGAACTTAGCTATAAGCATTGATGTACAGAATTCAGATGAAGAAAAGGTATTTCTTGATGTCATAATGAATGAAGCTCTTATGTGCAAACAAAGAGTTTTGTCTGAAGAGGTTGTATTGAACCTAATTGTTGAATCTGCCAACAAATATAAGTGCTTAGAATGTTCTAACACAGAAAAAGGCAAGCAAATACTTAGCACTCTTCGTGAATTTTGGTCATACAAACACAACCAATGCTCATCGTTTAGCATTCCCGCCAATTTGGTTGTATTGAAATCCTTGATGGCTTTCTTTATCAAACCTTTTGGTTTTGACCAAATTGATCGATATGCCCAAAATAGAGGCATTGAAAGTAAAGAGTATGGATATATGCTCCGAGGGGCATTAATCGGTTATGCAGCCTTTCCAAAAACATTTACTGATGCACTTTATGCCAACACGGATATATACATTCCTATGGATGAATATTTAACAGCAATACATAAACAAGTCGAAACGCAATACCCCTGCGATTGACTTGTACACAACAAAAGGGGTTAAAAGAAATATTTATGGGAGTTTTAAAACTGTCTGTTATAGAAGAGCAGAACAAACAACTCAAAAATAGATTAAGAGTTGTTGGACAAAAAGGACATATTGTTCGCATTAGCAACTGTTATTGTCCTTGTGAGTGTTTCATCAGAGAAGGCGAAGTTACAATGTGCGACGATGTTGCCTCTGCTGGAAGTTGGAACATTGATTAAAGAATCACTAATTAAGGGAAAGCCATTGTTTAACACTTTGGCTTTCCTTATTTTACGCATATGGAAGCTATAGTATTTCAAACTCAAAACGAAAATTATTATTTGTATAGTCCTTTGAAAAAGGCAATATTGCCATTATCAAAGAATATGTACGATATAATTTCAAACGACAGAAATGAAGGAGACGAAACCTTTCGTCAGTTAAAGCAATATGGATATCTTGACAAATATACTTCATCATTTGATAGTTATATAACAGGGAATACTATACAAGGAGCATTGGTAAAACTATCACAAATCATATTTGAGACAACAACACTCTGTAATCTTAGATGCGAATATTGTTGCTATAGCGAAGGATATGATACATTTGATAGCCGAAGAGGTATGTTGGGGAATCTGAAATTTGAAACAGCCAAAGGCATAATTGATTATTTGGCAATTCTTTTTCAGAAAGAACCTCTATCAAATGCACCTAAAGAACCTTTTGCCATTAGTTTCTATGGAGGTGAGCCATTGATGAATTTCGCTGTAGTGCGCCAAATTGTAGAATATGCAGAACGTATAGAATTTCGCAACCGTTCATTGTTTTTTACAATGACAACAAATGCAATGCTTATATCAAAATATGCAGATTTTTTGTCACGTCACAAATTCAAAATGCTAATTAGTTTTGATGGCAACAAGGAAAACGACTCTTATAGAGTAACTCCTAAAGGGAATCCTTCGTTTGACATCGTAATGATGAACTTGAAGTGTGTTGAGAATTTATATTCAGAATGGTTCGCAACATTTCGCTTTAATGCGGTTTTCACAAATAAAAGTGATGTAAGGGAAATTGTTGATTGGTTTAAGATGCAATTTAACACAACGCCGAATTTTAGCCCCCTTCATGTTCCTACAGAGGATGCAAAAGATGGAAACAGAATTCTATCTATGCTTAAAACTTTTGAAATTCCAGAGGATATAGAGTTGGTTCCAAGTTTAATCACTCAAAATCCGCTCTTTAATCGAATTTTGATTTTTACTACAAGGTTGTTGAACAATTCAGTTAGCAAAGAGAGTGAGCTACTCGTAGATGAAAGTATAGAGAATGGTACCTTGCCAACTGGTACATGTATTCCATTTTCAAAACGACTTTTCGTAAGCTATAATGGGAAAATACATCCATGTGAAAAAGTCAATAGGGATTCACCGTTAGGATATATTGATAATAGTGGCTGTGTTCATATTGATTGCAATGAGGTAGCAAATGGATTTATGAAAAGAATCGCAGAAGTTTCATCTTTATGCAAGAAATGCTACATGCAATTTTGTTGCACTAAATGTTCTTTTTGTTACAGCAATGGTAAATGTGATGAGTTTACTTCAAAAAGTAAATTCGCAAAACTATTGTCAGATGCTGTATCATACATAGAATCCCATCCTGACATAATAGAAGTGGTTGAAGAAAACATTATAATAAAATGAACAGACTGTACATAATTTTTCCACATTGCTATATCAAGGCAACATCAAAAGAATTGCTCATATATGATACAATAAAGTTTAGTAGCATATATATGAGGAATATTGTCGTCCCATATAAAGCCGTCAATACATTAAATCAGTTCGGTTATATAGATGATTGCGATGACAACAAGTCTATTTTGCAAAAAATCGCCAACAACGGAGTCGGATATTTCATACAACCAAACAAGTCAATGCCTTATTTTCCAAAACGAGGATTACAAATAATGACCTCCTTAAATAAAGAAAACAAAGCTTTAGGGCACAACTTGGCATCATATACAAATATGATGTTGAAATCTATCACTTTTTTACTTAATAATACATTGTCTATAAATCTCAATTCATTTGCTTACAAGCAATTAGAGTATCCAAACGTTAATCATACAGAGATTGACATAGACACAATATTATTGCAACTTATTTCTTTTGACCTGGAAAGAATTGTCTTGTCTGGAGAAATTTCATGCGATAAGTTGGAAAGAATTTTAAATCTTGCCCAAACAAGAAACATACTTGTTGTTTTTAGAGTCCATTACTTGGCTTATCCTATTCAACATATACAAGATATGTTACGCAAGTATAGAACAATAATGGTAGAATTGCTTATCGATTCAGCTACCCCCTTAGATATTATAAACCTAAGAGAAGAAAGGTTAATCCTAAAATATATTGTAACAAATAATTCTGATTTAGACAAGCTTACGGGTGCAAAAGAAAATATAGTATTATGCCCTATATTCTTGGAAGAAAAGAATATTACCCTACAGCCACAAATGGTTATAACCAAAGACGAGGTTCTTAAAATCAATCAAAATTTAAAAGACTGTTATTTGAAAGATTACATAAATACATCATACTTTGGTCATATAACAATCAATTATGACGGGATGGTCTATTGTATAAATCAGCAAATTGAGTCTTTACAAAATCGAGACCTTGCTTGTATTATTAATAACTGAAGTTTCCCACCCTTAGAAAGATGGCGTAAAATAACAGTTTTTCAAAAATAATTGGTAACTTTATGGTGTCCAAACATTTGGTT